CCCCCCCCCTATGTTTAGGGACGACCTCAAAAACAAAATCGCTATAGCCAAAATAATTCTGGGAAATTTTCTGCCAGCCGCAGGTAGGGTAAGCCGCCCCTTACTTCTGAAGAAACCCCGCTAAACTGTAAACAGTTCCACCCACTACCATGCGTCGTCCCAAACCCGTCAACCTTCTGAAAGCTCTCAAACCAAAGAAAAGCAGAAAGAAATCTCCGCTTCAAAAACTCGCCAAATGGAACGAGGGTATCCAGAAAAAACCTTTTGGCCCTATGGGGTGGTGGTAAACAATGTCTGACATTTCCACAAATCTCTCTCGTCAAATTCAAGATGATTATCTTGCGTACTCGATGGCGGTTCTCATTGGCCGTGCCATCCCAAGCTTAACTGACGGTTTGAAGCCAGCCCAACGCCGAGTTCTAACCGCGATGAAATGGCTGGGGCTCAAACCTGACGGCAAATATATGAAGAGCGCTCGAGTCGAAGGCGAGGCCATGGGTAAATTGCACCCTCACGGAGGTGCCTATGGCGTTATGGTAACACTGGCTGCTCCCTGGAACAACAACTTACCGCTTATCGACGGTCAAGGCAATTGGGGATCATCTGTAGATGGCGCCGCAGCCAGCCGTTATACGGAGGCCAAACTAACTGCTTTCTCGTGGGATTGCCTCCTACAAGACTCCGAAACTTGGCAAACCGTACCAAACTATGATGGTTCTCTTCAGGAACCCGTCGAATTGAATGTTAAAGTGCCCACGGTCCTCCTAAATGGGCAAGATGGTATCGGAGTTGGCTTCGCAACAAAGATTCCCCCGCATTCTCTCCGAGATATCTGCGAGTCTCTCACAAAAGGTGGGAACCTTGTCCCATCATTCCCAACTGGTTGCGACATTGTCAATGACGAAGGTTTAGCAGCTTATCAACAAACAGGTATCGGGACCTTACGGCTGAGAGCCAAATGTGAAGTTAGCTCCGAAGGGAAAGGAGGCAGATCAAAAACAATACTAACATTCTGTAATCTCCCAAACGGCACAAATCCTGAAAAGATTGGACAACAAATTAAAGACGGACTCGATAAAGGTACTATCCAAGGAATCAGCAATGTGCGAGATGACTCTGATCTTACCGGAGACCGTATCACAGTTACTCTCAAGTCTGGGACCGATTGCCAACTGGCAATCCGACAACTCTACCATTACTGTGACCTGGACACTAAATATTCGGCGCGGTTGCTGGTTGTGGACGGGACGAAACCAGTCGAACTCTCTCCAAGTCAACTTCTTACGCGTTGGCAAACATGGCGATTGGCTCGGTTGGGTGCTAAATTCAAGCACGAGCTTGACGCCGCAGAGCAACGTTTAGAGATCGTTCGCGGGTATCTCAAAGCTATCGACAAGATTGATGCAGTCATTAAAATCATTCGTTCCGCGCAATCACCGAAAGAAGCTCTGATTGAACTTGTGAGTAACCGAGCCCTGAAATTCACATCAGATCAGGCAAGAGCCATCTTAGAAATGCGCCTCCGCGCCCTTACCAACTTAGATTCCCAAGAGCTTTTAGTCGAAGAGAAAGAAATCTCAAAGAAGATTATAGAGTTGGATACTCTGATTAAAGATGACAAAGTGCGTAAAGCATACATGGTGAAGGAAATTAAAGCAATTGGCGTGCGTTATGGTGAAGCTCGCCGCAGCTCCTTAATTGATCCGCCTGAAAGCTTAACGGTTGAGAAAGGATCCCCTCGACAAGCGGCTCCATCAAAACCCAAGTTTCTAAAGATTGACATGAAACGTGGTGTTGTAGAACATGTGAAAGGTCCTCGTGGGGCTCTAGTTCTCGACAAAACTGACAAATTGATTACTATCACAGCTGACGGAAACTTAAAAAAAGTTCCTTTTAATTTTAAGGGAACTCTCGGCGCAAGTTACTCCGAAGTGCTACTTGCGAAAAAAGAATCTGACGTCACACAGAAAAAGTACCTCGTAGTGTTTACACTCGAAGGTTCCCTAAAGGCGATGACCCTTAGCGGAGAAAGCCTTGTTAAGACAACAAGCAAAGGAAAAAGGCTTGTGCCTGAGGGAGCCACAGTAATTCACTTTGGTGAAAACTCCTATAATGTTCCTTGGGTGTCTTCCCGAAAGAAAAGCCTTAAACTGGACTTAAGTCTAAAGACTGCGAACCCTGGTGCAAAGGGCATCAAAGTTGCCGCACTATCCGAGATCTCTCTTTAATCATGGACTTTAAAATCTATCAACCTAAACCCATCATCTGGGACCCAAAAGAAGACATTACGACTTACGAATTAGCAATGTGCCTCCCTTTATTTGTTAGCACAGGCCACATCCATCACTATTATGACCAACTACCCTTAGAGGCCCAACGCCATTGGCGCACCACCGCCGGGTAAAATCTTGGAACCCTTACGAGGGTCCGGGAAGGCTATACTGCATTCGCTGGAGTTACATCATGGAAATTTTTTATCCCGTTGAGCGTCTTTTTGCCAACCCTAGAATTTTCTTTGCCATTGCAAATTATCTTCAAGGTCCCGATGGTGAAACTCTAAAGCAATCTTTCTACGAACTAATGGAGTACGGATTCGGGGATTATGAGGATCCTGAAGAGATTGAATTCGCAGCCGACGAGGTTTGCTTTTCAATTGACCCTGAGGATGGAACTCTTCAGATGACCCTAAACACAGGGATGGCCTCAATTTTAAAACCTATAGAAGGGGAAATAAAAGCGCAAATAACAAATGATCACGAAATGGCAGCGACAAGTGCCATTTATGATCGCCTAATTACAGCTCTTGTTGAAGCCAACCCTGAGTTTGAAGGAAATATTGCCCTCTGCTCTCCCCCTACACCCGGAAACAGTTACCTACGATCTTCTGACGGAGAAAGATTTGAAGGTGCTTTCCACCTTTTATCAGACCCGGAGCGTCAGTACTCCTTTAATATCGATATTGTGGACGTTAACGCCAACATTCTAAAAGCAACTTACCGACCCATCTCCTAATGGCAGCTGACAACATTTTTTATGCAACCAACAGCATGCGTTCTTCAGTTGCGTCTCTGAAGAAAAAAGTTTCAAATTTTCGTATTGTCTTGGAACAGCTTGACGCGGAGATAGAAAAAATAGAAGGAAAATTTGATAACATTCTCACTCAAGCCGACATATATAAAGCAAAGGTAGAGAGAGAATTCGGTAGAGAAGTGAGACGCCTGGAAAAAGAGCTCTCTTCAGTCTCAAAGACAACCCCAATAAGCACCGCTGAAGAATCAACTCCGATTGATCTAAAGATAGCATCCTCCGTGGCAATCTTTGAAACTATTCTCAGGCACATGTGCGGAAATGCAGACGATTTCAAACTTGCCTCCCAAGCTTTTCTATTTCCTGCAGTCTATGAGAGGCTCATGAAAGGGGAAGAAGAGGCATATTACCTTGACGAGATCCCTGTGTCTGCCCACTTAATTATTAGTCGAGGTCAGGAGCACATCTCTTGGCTACGCTCTGAATACGAAACTCACCTAACTGATGAGCAAACTTGGAACAGCTCCATTGAATATGTTGTGGAATGGTGGAGGAATGATGCGTTACCTCTACTCTACGGAGCAAGAGATGAACAATGGGATATTGATGTCCCTTTGACTTTGGCGGAAATGCTCTTATGGCGGGATTCGCCCTCTGAGCGTCCCATTATGTACTCGTCTGTTTTTGATGCTTACGAGATTTACAAGAAAAACAAAGACGCTATCTTTGAGAAGTCTGGTATCAGACAGTTTGAGTTCAAACACTTTGCCTTTTCAGAATGAAAATCCACGCTCTTGACCCAAACGACCACTTGATTGCGAAAGTGGGTATCGGCATTGTACAGACTGTAGAGGTTCACTACGCTAAGTATCTGGCAAACCCAAACGAAAGAAATGCAAAAGCATACCAAACGTGGCGTCTTCGCTTACACCGAAGGCTTAAAAATGATCGCAATCTCTTAGAGGCAATAAATAATGCTCGCAATTTAGGGTTATTTGATGAAGACCCTGGAAAAACTTTCTGGGACTGTGAGTTTTAACTCCGAAGAGGGTAAAAGCAAATATATTCCTGAGTGGCGCAATGATTCCACGCACAGTTCAAATGGCAAAGGCGGTGGCAACCACCTTTACCACTTCAGACTTAGAAAATTACGGCAATATCATCCTCAACGGGTATCTCTCCGTCGTTCCTAACACCGTCAATAAAAAAGCATGGCAGTACAAGGAAACCGTAGGCGCCCCAGTCAATTTACCGTCCTTAACAGAGGTTCAGCCTGTTCTCAAAGGCTGGACCACCAACTACTACGACTACTACACCGAGCTACCGCCAAACGCTTACAACGTAAATCCTGGCGACCCAACAATGTTCGAGTATGATGTACATTCATACACCTTCGCAACGGGTCCCGCTACCTCACTGGTTGGACTTGGGGGTGGCTCTGGCTACTTCCCGGGCACCTACACAGGTCTCCCCACAACAGGTGGCAGTGGTACAGGAGCCACCTTGGATCTGGTAATCAACGCAAGTGGCGTAGTCACCAGCGCTACCATCAACAGCGGCGGTGCTGGCTATACCGCTGGCGACGGTCTAACGGTTTCGGGCATTGGTCCAGGCACCGGTTTCTTCGTAACCGTTGGCCCCATTGCTGCCACTGTCTCAGCCATTCAGTTGGGCATTACCGGCTCCGGGTACACACCTGGCACCTACACTGGTGTAACCACCACTAGCAATGGCAATGGAACCGGCGCCACCTTGGACATCGTTGTCGGGGCTTCCGGAAGCATCACTAGTGCAGTCCTCAATGCTGCCGGCACCAGTTACGTCCCCGGGGATTCCTTGGTTCCAAACCCGGCAACAATCGGTGCGGGAAGCGGTCTTTCCATCACGGTAACCTCCGTCAATACCGCCACAGACGCTGGCGAGCCAAAATGGTCGCAAGCCCCCCGCCGCTTCTTCCAAAACCAAGTCTCGTCTATTACACCTCCTCAGTATGTGAATAATCCCCAGGTTATTCAATACTCGTTCATGTATCCAGTTGCAGACAACCCTGTCGCACCCCCCATCGGCACCCTCTGATTTACCTGAGGGAAACCACGCTATACTAGAAACATGCAAAACCCAACGCCTATGCGGAAAACTCCCCTCGGTTATCCAGTCCTCTCTGAAGATCTTCACGAGAGGATTTTTGGTAAAGAGATCCCCAAGGTAATGACCCGACTGGAAAAACAGCGGGCTGAGAATCTCCTGAAGCAATTTAGCATTTCCACACCTGTAGACTACCCTGACAACTTGTATGACGGCCCTTTACCTCTCCCTGAACTGAAAGGAGAAAACCTAAAACAACATTTCGAACAAATAGCACTCAATCAAATTCAAGATTATAAAGTGCTGGCCGATGAATTCTCGTCTTGTCAATTACCCCCGATCCCGCCAAAAGAAATCCTGGTGTTTAAACCAGGGTGGGTGCGATACACAAAGAACAACGGTAAATGGAAAACAGAGTCCGTACCATACCCTCTGGAAAAGGCATTCACATACGATACTGAGACTTATGTGCATGGTGGCGCGTTTCCAATTATTGGCACTGCGCTATCTGCCAAGGCGGCTTACATTTGGTTGGCTTCTGAACTTATTGATCCGGATATCCCGGAGGATCAGTGGGATCAACACTCCCTGATTCCTATCGGTGAAAATCGCTTCGTTGTTGGCCACAATATTTCCTACGATCGTGTGCGGGCCCGAGAGGGTTACTCACTCGATCGCACCAAACCTGAGAATTTCTATTTTGACACACTGTCGGCTCATATTGGTGTCTCGGGGCTGGCTGGAGGACAGCGTTGGTTATACGTATTAGCTGCAAAAGATCCTGAGAATTTAACAGAAGAAGAAAAAAGAAAACTAAGATACGCTCCAAAATGGCTCGAAGAAGGAGCAACCAACTCTTTGATAGCTACCTATAACTTCCATGTATACGAAGTCAGAAAATTCTTTGGGGACGAAGCCAAACCTTTGGACGTTGGCGACAAAATAATCCGGGAAATTTTTGTCAAAGCGAATCATTTAAGCCAAATTAACAGTATGCTGGCAGATGCTGTCGACTATGCGGTGAAAGACGCTTTCTATACAGCCGAACTTTTTCAAGCTCTTTGGCCAAAATACCTGGATGCCACTCCGAGCCCCGTTGCTCTTTGTGGGCATTATCACCTAAATGGCTCAATCATCCCGCTGGTTCCTGACTGGGAGGAATGGATTCAAAACGTTGAGCGAGTGTTCGAGGAGCATAATCAGGAAATGACCAAACTTTGCCAGGACTTGGTTTGGCAGTATTATGATGAGTGGCGTGAATATTATTTCGCTGATCCTGGTATGGTGGAGGAATGGACCGCAAAAGATCCTTGGCTCTCCCAGTTGAATTGGGAAGTGAAGACAGTAAAAGGCAAATATGCTCATATTCCCCAATGGGTTCGACCATTCATCAAAGACCCCAATGAACACATTGGTGTAAAGTCCGATCTTTCTCACCTACTCCTGAAGCTTACTTGGGAAGGTTCCCCAATGATCAAAACTGGGGACATGGGCTGGTGTTATCACAACGAAGAGGGTGTGCTTACCAAGATCCCTCACCCCAAGGGGGCAGGGGCTAATGTTGGCGGTGTGTTAAGTAAAGATTTTGTGGATGACATGAAGGTTGGTCGTCTCAACAGTGACCTACCGGAGGCGAAGCGAGCGCTCGAGATTGCGAATGCAGTCTCATATTGGACTTCGGTTCGCAAGCGCGTAATGGATCGCATTTTCTTACCCGCCGTTAATCCTCATGGTGAAGATGCCCTAGTTACTTTACCGGAGATCCTCTGCCATGGTACCGTAACTCGCCGCACTGTGGAGTCCCTGATGGTTACAATGTGTTCCACCAAAAACTGGCGGATTGGGACCGAATTGAAATCAAGGGTGCAAGCTCCAGATGGCTGGAAGATTGTAGGGGCTGACTTTGATGGCCAAGAAATGCAAATTGCAGCAATTTATTCCGATAAATGGGAAGGTGGCCATGTCGGTTGTTCACCATTTGGGTACAACGTTCTCTCGGGTTCGAAAGAAGCTGGGACTGACCCCCATAGTGCTCTTGCTAAGTTGGCTGGCGTGGACCGAGACACCGCCAAAATCGCAGGATTCGCAGTGTTGTACGGAGCCGGGGTTCGAGCCGTGCAAACCTATATCCGCCGAAAATACCCAGAAAAATCTGCTACAGAAGTAACTAATTTTGCTTACAGAATTCTTGAAGGTAAAAAGGGTAGGCAACGAAATGGGGTATATGAGGGGGGCTCAGACAGCGGCTGTTTTAACTATATGGAGGAAATCGCAATGCGGTCTAGAGTGCCAACACTTCCCTGTTTAGGTACCAAAATCTCCACGGCAATGAGACCTTCTGCAGTAGGTGATGATTTCAAGACAGGTCGAGTCAATTGGACTATTCAATCATCGGGTGCTGAAATCTTATCGATCATGCTAACCGCAGTTCACTGGTTGGCAGAAGAATACAAAATTCCAGCACGTTTTGTGCTGAGTATCCACGACGAGATCTGGTTTATGACTCCAGAACGATACGCAGAACAATTTGCTGTTCTGTTTCAAATCGCTCACATGTACACCTGGTCCCTATTTCACTCTGCAGTAGGTATTCCTGAATTACCTCTTTCACGAGCATATTTCTCGTCGGTTGCAATCGACAATCGACTTCGAAAATCACCAAAAGAAAAAACCGTAACACTCTCTAATGAGAAAGGTTCTGAAGAACCTTTTGGAACCGAATACTCAATGATGGAACTTTCCGAAATTGGGGCCATCAACAAACTAACCAATCGTTATACTGCAATCCAAAAAGGAGTAATCTGATGAAAAAAGCTAAGAAGTCTCGCGTAGAGAATGTTGGGGTCCTTGTCTATAAAGGCATTATTGATACCTACTACATGACAGTACCTTACGATAAGAAAAATCGAGTCATTCCTTCCTCAGTGGAGTGTGCTTACAACTCTCGTTACTTCAGCCTTCAAGAAACCTATAATATGCTGCGGGCACTCTGATGGCTTTTCCTCTTCCCGAGGATCCAGCTTACAGGAAGCTGGTAGTGACCTTTTGGCTGGATGATATTGACGATCGACTGAAAGTCAACCGCCTTGGAGACGCGGGAAAAAGCTGGAAAATCGCCAATGAGATCTACCTCTCACTTCCGCCTGGAAGTGGCGATCCAGACATCGAAGACTGGCTCTTCCGGCAACGGGTAAAACTTGACAACCTCTCTCAAGCAACCAATGAGAACCATTTCTGACAACACGATTGAATCTACATCGGCAACCAAAAAGAAAACAATGGCCAAACTAGAAACTTTCAGCACTCTTTTAACTGACGGGCGTGAGATCACCATCCGCGAAATGACTGGTCGTGACCTTATCTACATGGAAAAGGACCTAACCAAAGCCGGGGATGTAGAAAAAGGCATGCGTATCATCGAGCGATTGATTGTAGGTGATGATAAAATCACTTATGATGAAATTTTAGATCTCGGTGTCAAAGACTTCCGCAAGCTCAGTGATTTGGTTGCTAAAGCCAACGGCACAGAAGAGGAAGACAGCCCAAACTAATTGTTCAGGATTTGGAAGATTTTTCCTATCGGGTTCATACCTTGAATGGGACGATATTTCATATCCGGGAAATAACACCTAAAGACTTTTATTTCGCTCAAATCCTTCGACAGTCCGAAAAAAGTCAAATTGAGTTAGTAGAACGTCTTTTCCTTAACCCTGAGGCTTTGGAATCTGCTCCCGCATCGGACTGCCGTTTTGTGTTCAAGTGGATATCAGAGAATCTTCTTGACCGCACCATACTGTCAGTAGAGAATTGGCTGGAAGTTGCCTATCATCTATGTAAACAACGGTGGGATTCCTCTATTGATTGGCTCGAAACTCAACCCATGAGTAAGATAAACACCATGATTGAGATAGTTAAAAAACATGCGGAAGAGCAGGAGAAAGAAATGAAGAAATCTGCGAGGAAACGAAAATGATCCGCCTCAGAGTCAAAGATCTTCAGCCTTTAAACACCCGGTGGTGGAAGCCTACTAAAGAGGAATGGGTTCCAGTTCTTCTTGACGATCACCCACAGTTTTGGAAAAGACAAGTTGACCCCACTTATCAACGTCCGTGGGCTCGATTAACTCCTCGTTATGCTAGTTGGAAAACCCAGAATTACCCTGGGCAACCCATTTTGAGGGCCACTGGCCTCATGCAGGATCTGGCTTTCATCTACACAAAGGGCAATGTGTTTAAGGTAAAATCCACTTATTACGGCAAGTATCATCAATTTGGGACGTCTCGAATGGAGGCCCGGCCTTGGATGGGAGTTCCCGACATATCCCTCAGACAAATCGTACCGATAGCATGGAAAAACATCCTAAAGCGGTACAAATAACCCCCCCCCCTGCACAACTTACCATCGATAACAATGACCACTCGCAAGACCAACCGCACTGAAAAGACACCTGCCTCGGCTGATATCAAAGTGACTCCAGAAGAGGGTCGCATTGAGAGCCCCGTAATCGAAGCTTCTGCACCCGTAAACATCGAGACCGAAACTCCTTCAGATGAACCGGTGGCTGCGCCTGAGGCAACTCCGGTAGAGAAAATCCAAACGGATGTTCGTGAAAAACTCTCGAAGAAATCTGTAGATGAAAACGTGTTTGTCCCCTCCAACCCTGCCGCCCTCGAAAAAGCAGCGACCGAGGTAGCCAAAGACAAAGGCTTCGAACTCAACCGGGGCACTTCAATCGGTGCCCGTCTTATGGCCCGAGCTGGTAAGAGCATCTAATGACCGTCTCCGTTCCTTTCCAACAGCAAGACACCTGGCGGAAGCTCGGTTATCTTTATTTTACCAACTCTTTGGAATACCGTCAGGTTCTCGAAGAGAACCCTCAATGGAAGGTAACGGAACTACCCCCACTCGGTGCTCAGCTCCGTCTCTCCCCCTCTGCAAACACCTCCGGCACCCCCGGGGGTTTGACGCAGGGGTCTTTTATTTTTGGGTTGCCCAGCGGAGAAGCATCCGCTAGCATCTTCCCTTACGATACCGAACAGGCTTATACAACCGCTCTTAATCGCTACACGCTACAAGGAGTGATTGACCGCGAAGAGTTGAATGGAATAACTTTCGACAGTATCCAAGCCATTACAGGACAGCAAAACGGGTAAAAGCCATATAGTAGATCTTGCCTCCACGGAGACCTAGACGGTGAAAGTCCTTACCGGTAGCAAGATTGAAAAGTAGGACTCAACCTGTAAAAACATGGCAACTTTTTCTCTCGGGACCAGCGGGGTAACTCCCGGCGCTCCCGGTGTGTATATCAATGAGCAGGCTGGCAAAGTCGCTAATGCGGCCCCAGCTCGTTTTGAAACAGTGTACATGCTCGTCGAAACTGACGAGAACGTACCTGTAACCCGCTTCCCCTTCAACACCCCTATTGCAATCTCCTCCTTGAACGACTACAAGGAATTGATTCGCGTCGGCACTTCTACAACTCCTTCCGGTCGTATCTCCCTGCTGAGCTATAACTGCGTAAATGAGTTTTTCCAGAACGCTCAAGTCGGCGATCTGCGCGTGGTTCGTGTGGGAACACCGAGTCAAATCGTTGAAGTGGAGTTCTTTCCTGGCGCCACCAAGATCAACAGCACCTCCCTGCCTTCTTCCTTGATTGCTGGAAACAAGGTGTATGTGCAAATGATCATCAACGGCCTGAAACTGGTTGCCGGAGACGGCTCCACCGGTTATACCGCCGATGGCGAGTGGCTGGGCGTGCCCGTTACCATTCCGGTGAACTATGTTGCCGGCGATGAGGCAAATAACCGCAAAATCTCCGCAGCCATTGCAGCTGCTGTGGCCGAAGCCATCGAGACCAACCCCGCTGTAAACAGCTCGGTTTATGTTCGTAAGTTTGGTCAGGTTAACGATCTGGATCCTTCCAGCAACTCTGAGAACAGCTACGTAACCTTCGCTGCCACTACTTTTGATGGCAACGTGTCCGTGGTTACCGAAGTGCTGCCCGTCGGAAGCAACTTCGTGTTCATGCAGAATGCTTACGATATCCAGAATATCGTTGGTCAGCAGAACGATCTGGAGCGCGTTCCCCAGGATTACACCCAGTGCATCAACACTGCGTTCGACGGTCAGCAAGACCAGGGCTACCTGGTTACCCCTACCGCCTATGCTCAGTTCGACGCTGCTGGTCGTGCTCTCGTGGGCGCTGCTGCTGCTGCTCACTGCGAGAACAACAACTACAAGTGGATGGCCCTGGCTGATCCCGGTCCGTTCCTTGTGACTGACATCAACGAGTACGAGAACTACACTCCTCACCAGGCTGCTGCTGATCTTGTAAACGGCCTCAAGTATCTGGTTGACAACGCCATCTACGAGTGGACTGGTAATGATGTAAGCTATAACAAGCTCTCCTACCAGACCATCGTGTTCGGTCAGTCTGCCGAGACTGCCATCAACGAGTCTGCCAACCTTGTGGCTGATTCCACCCAGGTGGGTCTTCTCGATCCCGGTCAATACACCATTACCGCTGCTCCAAGCGGAGCCTACGGTGTATTTCCCCTTGATACCGACCAGTACTGGCCTGTAACTCTCCCCATTCAGGAAGTTTCGTTCTCTGGCGCTAACACCGTTGGTAACGATTTCCAGACTGTTAGCGTTCAAGGTGGTGCCACTGTTGTTAACCTAAACAACCAGCAAGTCTATGTGATCGCACCTCCATACGATCTGGCTAACTCCAGCGACTACTCGCTGAACAATGTCTATATGGCCCTGAGCCCCGTAGACGCCACCAACATCTACAACCAGGTTGTTCTGGCTGGCGGTACTGCCTATATGGGCACTACCATTCCCAATGGCGCCATCTACGTTGGAACTCCAACTGGCGACACCGGCCTGATCTCCTACGCCGATCCTTACTGGGATCTGCCTGTGGACATCAATGGTCAAACCTCCGACCTCATCGAGAATATCTCCGGAGCTAGCGCTGGTGTAAACACTCTGCACCTGCCCGGCACCCTGCAAAAACCCACTGAGACCTATCGCCTCACCTGGGTTTCTCGCACCATTTTCGATGCAAGCCTGCAAGTAGCCCCCTACGGTGGGACAGTTACCACATTCTCTGGTGCTGCTCAATTCACCGCTGTTGGACACGGCCTTCGCAACGGTCAGAAGGTTTACTTCACCCAGCCCATTACCATCACCGATGGTGCACTCACCAAGGAGCTTGTGAGCCAGACCACCAAACTGGTCTATCACGCATACTGGGTCAAGGTTATTGACGTAAATACTTTTGTCCTGGCCAACTCCCTGGGCAACTACACGATCAACTCGTTCCTGCAAATCCCTGCCGGATACTCGGTTGTCTCTCTCCCCAGCATCTTCTACTCCCAGGTGCTTGGTGGCGGTCTGACCACCCTGAACGTAACCGAGCTGATCACTCTGCCGATGCTCCGTGCTCGTAAGTACGAGTTTGACTCCAGCTCGATCTTCAACCAGGCTGCGGATGCTTCTACGGCTCCCACCCCTGGCGTGAACAACCCTGGCGCTTCTATCTTCCTAAATAACAACGCTGTTGTTTTGGGCGAAGATCAAATCACCCCTTATGGTGAAGACCTCACCAGCACCAAGCTGTGTGAATGGCTGCCCGAGCTGAATCTGGTGAACCCCACAACCAGCCCTTCGGCTGTTGTTGAGAACGCCTATTGCGTTCCCACCGTGGATCAGTTCTTCCAGCCTGAGGCTTACTTCGTACCCGCCATCGATCCGATCCTGGGCGGCGATTACAACGCTTCCGGTGCCGGTACCAATGGTCCTCTTTACGGCGGAAGCCCCACTGAGATCACCATCAACACCGCTTCCCCGGTTACCGGGCCTGATGGCACCTACTTCAATGTGCCTCTGAATACCACCTCGGGTACTGGATCGGGTGCTTTAGCCACAGTGGTAATCGCTGGCGGCAACGTAACTCAAATTACCATCACTTCTGGCGGTAATGGGTATGCACCTGGCGACACCTTTGACATCGTTGTTGGTCCTGCTGCAGGTTCAGATTTTATTATCAATAATGTTCTGAATACCGGTAACGTAACCGTTTCTGGCACTTACTCCACCGCTGCTGGTGTAGTAACTGGCGACTCCGGTAATGACCTGGTTGCTCTCCAGAATCGCCTGGTCGGTGTATATTTCACCGTGTCTGGCACCAACGACCAAGTTGGTTCTGTCTCCATCACCAACCCTGGTTCGGGCTACACACCTGGCACTTACACTGTACCTACAACTGGTGCCGGCACAGGATGTACTCTGAAGGTGGTTGTCGGTTCCACCGGAACCATTACCTCAGCCACAATCGTGACCCTTGGCTCCGGCTACGCAGTTGGCAACGTGCTCAACGTTACCTTGGTTCCAGGCGCCGGTGCACAAGTCACTGTAACCTCCGTGGTTGCAGGAACTACTCCCGACGGTCTGCAAAACGTTGTGGTCGGTGACTTCATCGGTGTAACCTACGACGGCACCAACTATGACTGGGTTGTTGTTCCCGCTGCGTCTGCCGGTGGTGATCTGACCACCCTCAGTCAGCCTTGTTACCAGTCTCAGGTTGAGCTTACCTTCAACCCAGAGGAAGCAGTACCTTCCAACCTCTGGCGCTTCGACGCCATCACCTCCACTGAAATCATCGACCGCGCTCTGCGTGGCGTTGGCTTCAACGGTGTGCCCCAGGCCGCATTTGTGGAAGCCGGTGTTGACAACGTCAACCGCCTGCTTGAGGACTCTCAGCGTTATGGTAACCCCTTCGGCTTCATCGCTTACTACGGTCCTTGGATCGAGAACGGTGCTGGTCAGTACATTCCTCCGTCACCTTATGTGACGGGTGTGGCTGTACGTCGCTACCGCGCAGAAGGCTACCAATTCCCGCCTGCTGGCGTCAAGTATCAGCTGGCTGATGCGGTGGCTGCCCAGATTCCCATCAACTCTGCTCAGCAAAACCTGTTGAATCCTAAGGGTTGCAACGCGGTTCGTACTCTGCCGGGCCTTCCGCAAACAGCTGTGTTCATCTGGGGCGGTCGCACCCGTCTACTCAATCCCGATGACGCTCAGCAGAAGCTGTATCAGTTCGTAAACACTCGCGTCATCCTTAACGTAGTGTATGGCTCGCTCCGTAACGCTTTTGATAGCCAGATCTTTAATGTTATCGACGGCTTCGGGGTAATCTTTAACCAGATTATCTCAGTTGGCAATAGTGTGCTCAATGATCTGTACGTTAAAGGAGCACTGTTTGGTGCTCGCCCAAGCGATGCCTTCCAGGTCATCTGCGATGCCCGCATCAACCCCCCTGAGTCCATCGAGAACGGTATTGTGAACGCTAAGGTCTTCGTGACCCCTGTTCCAACCCTCGAGCGCATTCAGATCGACCTTATTCGTGTGGCGATCGGCAAGATGCAGCAAGAGCTGGACATTCAAGGACTGGGTCAATCTAACCAGTGATGAAACTAGAGAGTCAAACAATGTACAGGGATCTGAACCTACGGATACCCGAGGCTCTCTTTTTTCACTTGGAACTGCAAGCCGAGGAGCAGGGTGTTTCACTCGAAGCGCTCTGCTTCTCCCTTCTTTCCAACCAGAAACAAGAAGCATCCCTCGTGGATCCCACATACTATCAGTCGTTGACCCTCGATGTTCTTCGAAAGGAGATCCCCAAGGTAATCGAGAGCGACTTGAACAAAGAAGAAGTTCGAAAGAGGGTCAATGCCCTTGAGTTTCAAATCTCTCGGAGATACATTCGATGAGTGAAGTCACCATTCTATCTCCGCAGATTCGCGGTATTTCTTACCCCTTGACCGTCGCCAATGGGAACTTGGCGACAAGCACGGACTATGCCCTCATCTCTCAGCAAATCCGCAGCGTCATTGAGACACGTTATTACGAGCGGGTGATGAGAGCGGAGTACGGTATCGGGGATTATGTTCTAGAAATTCTCGATCCTGGCCAAATCAATTCGGCCATTCAATACAGTATTCTACTTAATGTTGACGGTCTCAGTGACTTGTCAGTGACTGGTGACTGGCGGACAGAAGGCGATAACGGTTTGTACCGCGTGTTTATACAGTATTCGGTAAACGGTATACCTCAGCCACCTCTCAACTTCACCCTCGCCAACTAACCGGGTAAAACTAATCAACATAGGGCACATAACGAGAGACTTGGATGGCACAAAGATTCAAGACAGCACCAGTCCCCTCAGGTGAGGTCGCACGTTACACGAGCGATCCTTATAATCTATCGTCCATCTATATGTTCGGTAGCTCCTCTCCCTTCACAGGGCAGGGGAATACCATTGTGCGCCCCAACGACGACCTTCTTATTCAGAAGGGAGGGAATAGGGCTCTAGTTGTATATCAACGTCTGTTATACGATGAACAGGTGCAATCTTGCTTCCGTAAGTTGATGCAGGAAGTCACTTCTCGCCCGTGGTACGTTCAGCAATATTCGGACAAACCTGGCGATCTCGCAGTACGCGACTTTGTCGCCGAGGTCCTAGAAGAAATGCCCCTTGACGACATTTATGCCGGGATGGCAGAAGCTTTAATCACAGGTTTCTCCGTTGGGGAGATAATGTGGAAAAAGACCAAACGTGGTGTAATACCTTTTGACGTTCGTATGCGCGATCAGCGCCGTTTCGTCTTCCAGGAGGAGCAAGATGCAGTCAATGGCTTCACAATGCGATGCCTCACCTTCAACAGGATGTTTGAGGGTGTGGAGCTGCCACAACGGAAGTTCATCGTCAGCCGTTACTGGGTTTCGCACAACGGTGACCCGTACGGTGCTGCTCTCGGTCGCATTCTTTATCCTCTCGTCAAGTTTCGGCGCCGTGCCATCGAGTCTTACGTGCTCTACGGCGACCGTTACGCGACGCCGACTGCTGTTGCGAAAGCACCGCTCTCAGCAAGCACTCGAGAGCTGGATACGCTCTACGGTCATTTATCCAATCTCTCCCAAGAAACGGCAATGATTTTGCCAGAGGGGTATGAGCTGGAGTTTGTTGTCCCTACTGGATCCCCAGAAGTATTTAAAAATCTGATTGAGTATATTGATAGAGAGATCTCTTTAGTGTTGTGTGGAGAAAATGAAGCGGGCCAAGCTGAAGCAGGTTCCCGAGCGTCCTCACAAGTTGCAAACACCGTTCGAGTTGTCAGAGCGAGTGAGATATCTGAAATGTTATCGCACACTTTATCGCAAACTTTAGTGCGTTGGATTGTCGATCTGAACTTTGGGACGGATGTTGCCGCTCCTATTTTAACTCGAGAGTTTAGAATTGAGGAATCGCCTCTAACAATGCCAGATGTTTCTTTAATGATTCAATCAGGGTACACCCCTCGAAAAGAGTGGATTGAGCGCCATTTTAGAGTTGAGTTAGAAGAAAAAAATTCTGAAAACGAGCAAGGAGACGAGTCTACGACATTTGACCCACAGCAAGATCAGAATTTATTTGAGAACATATTTGGCAATGAGGCCGAGTCAGGAACCTCCTCACCTTCTCCTCAACAGCAACAAGCAGCAGAGCAGGATCTAGAAAAAGCCACAAATGCCATGGACATGCCTGCAGGCGCTGCTCCTGAGGAATCTCAGACTGGCACGATAAGTGATGATTTGTCGGATCAAGAAATTTTAGCCCTATTAGGGCTTAGCGATGATGATGAAGAAGAACCAACCAAGCCTTTTGGCAATCAAAAAATCAGCGAAGACGAAGCTGTAGAAATGGATAGATAATAGGGTAAAAGGTTAGCAATGGGTCACTAATAAACACGGTGTTTACAAAACGCATCCACGTCTTCAAAGCAGGTGATCAGACTTCTGCCCAAGGAGTTCAGAGGCATTTCTCTGAAAAGGATCTTGAGCAGGTAGTCAAAACATATGATCCCTCGATCCATGAAGCCCCCCTTGTAATCGGTCACGCCGGTGACAACGACAGCCTTCCTGCATACGGTTGGATCAAAGGATTCAGCAAGCAGGGGGGTAATTTGTATGCCGATGTTGCCTTTACGGACACTGCCAAGGATCTAGTAAAAGACGGTCACTACCGAAAGGTATCCATCTCTTTTTATTCTCCTGATAGCGCAATCAATCCTCACAAGGGTCAGTGGAGTGCCCGACACCTTGCCTTGCTGGGGGCCTCTCCCCCGGCAGTAAAAGGTTTAGAACCCTTCTCCTTCTCGGAGGTGGAGGGAGTTTACGACTTTGCCGTAGCTCTCGCTCCCTCGGATATCTTCGATGAGGAACTTGGACCCACGCTCATCGTGGAAAAAAGCCCGTTGGAGATGCTCCGAGAGAAGCTTGATGAAGTCCGTCAGGATGTGTCAAGTGCGGTAAAAGAACTACAAGGCAACCAACAAGCACAACCTACCGAGAATCTGGAAGAAGTTACCACTTCGTCTGTGACGGAGCAGCCCGAACTCGGGCAGATGGCTAATCCAGACGCTCCCCAATTCAAAGAATCCACTACAAACGCGGGTCGCGAAGGAACTGAAATCGCTCAGCAGACGGCTGACCTCGAAGATCAATTTCCGGAAGAGGAATTTATGGACCAAGGAAAAATCAGCCGGAAGCACGCTAAAGGTGCCAACGGCCAAGTTATGCAAGTTGTAGAAAACGTCTACGACGAAGCTCACAAAGAATCTACCGACGAGCGCAAAGCTGCTGCTGACCGTGCCTTCGAAGCCAAGCGCATGAAGAAGGAAGGTAAGCCTAGCGAAGCCAAAGAGGTGAAGCGGTTCGGTAAAGAGGAGGATAAACTTATCAAAGAGGCTAAGCACTCTGAGGATGAGGACATGACTGATTCTGGCGTACAGAAGCGTCATGGTGGTGATGGTGGCCCAGGTTCTGCCGATCACGCTGAGGACCCCACTGGTCGCTATGAAACCGCTCGCTCCGCTGATAACGGTTATGTTGATCGGATGAAGACCGGCAAAGCGCCGGGAGGCGGAAATGGCTCTGACCGTATGAAAACCGCCAAGTCCAGCGAGCAAGATCGCGACCGTATGCACACCGCAGAGAACGGTGAGCAAGACCGGGATCGTATGCACACTGCCAAAGCGTCCAAAGACAATGCCGATGGTGAGAGCCGCTGGGCTGGTCAAGAGGATGGCTACGACCAAGTGTCCAACATGGACCAGTATAATGCTGGTGCCAAAGATTATGGTGTGAACGCCCCCAAAGTTTCCGATGGTTCCGACCCTTACGGACGCGACGAAACCGAAACCAAAATCCCGACAGAATCGGAAGAAATGCCGGACGACGAGGTTTTTGCCGTTCAGACGACAAACGTCATGTCTGACAAGAATATGCGAGTTCTGCGTCAGAAGTCTTCTGATGCCCGTGCTAAGTCTGTGGGTACTCACGATTACCTCTACGGTGAGCCTCAAGCTGACGAAATGACCGGCGATGACGGTGTAACCACTGCTCGTAAGGGTATGACCTCCAGCAAGACTGTAGAGCACGCTGAGTACGAGACTGACGACGCTGATAGCGGTGCCAGCCTGGAAACTCTGCGGGACGAGGTTGGCGATGGCAAGAAGTCCAAGAACCGTCAGCTGATTCCTGGCGCTATGGATGACATTGACACCCCCGGTGAAATTGTTGGCCCCTCCGGTGCCTATGCCGAGTCTTACAAGGGCGAGAAGAAGTCCACCAACAAGCAACTGATTCCAGGTGCTATGGATCGTGTGGATGAGGCCGATGAAACTGTTGGGCCCGGCGGCGCTTACGGTGAAGCCTCCCTGCAGTCTCTCCGTGACAACATCGGTGACGGCAAGCCTGCCAAGAACAAGCAACTGACTCCTGGCGCTCAGGATTCTCTGACCGATCCTGCCGAAGTCACCAAAAAGTCTGGCGGCGTGTATGCTGAAGAGCATGCTGAAGGCAAAAAAGACCCCTACACCAAGACCGGCTTCGGTTCCACCTACGAGGAAGGCGAAGGCGACGACGGTGTTGACGAGGGTGAAGAGAGCTATGGCGAAGGTTACAGTGTTGACCACTGTGGCATGGAATATGGCGGTATGGGTTCAATGGGTCAAGCGCCAAGTTTAAATCGTGGCATGATGGACATGTCTGCCATGTATGAGGAGCTGGCCAACCTGAAGCAAAAGTACGCTGAGCTGGAGAACCGTAACCGTCAGGAGAAGATGAACTTCCGTCGGATGCAAATGGCCGAGGCCATCGGACATCTGTACACTGAAGGTCGTCTGACTGACGGCATCATGCCTGAGCAAGAGCTTCTCTCTTATGTTGAGGGCCTGGAGTTCGGCACTCTGGAATTCTCCGAGGGTGAGACCGCAGCCACCAAGCTGCTAAACCTGCTGAGCAACCTGCCTCCGATGGTTCACTTCGGTGAAGTGGCCGGTGGTACTTTCCAGTATGCAGAAGAAGCAGACCTGGATCCCCACGCTCGTGCCCTTAAGATGGTAGAAGCCTCTGAAGGTCAACTAGATTATGTGGAAGCCCTGAAGAAAGCCATGTTCAGCTGAGGTAGTTATGGATCTCCTCTCAATGGTTTCTATGGCCACGAAGAGAAGGTCCGATTACTTCTCACAGGCCAAAACTCTTGCTCGAAAATACAAAGAGCAGCCCCGTCTGGAAGAACGGATGAAGGCAGAGTCCCTTGGCCTTGTGAAGGGGCTCCGAGATAAGCTGATGAAGTGGGGGGAATACGAAAGAACCCTTTTGGATAAAACTCTCGTCTCCGCTCTAGCCGCTTGTATTCTTGGCCTCAAAGAGAAATCAACCGACCAGAAGTTGGAGAAGTGCTGGCCTATTATCGTCGGCGACATGCTCCCACCTCTTACAAAGTTCTTGGCAGAGACCAAGGAATACATTGACTCTGGCGTACTCCGATTAGGGGATCAAACCGTTGACTTCGCAGATTATGGTCTGCTCGGTGCGGTTCCCGGAGCAATAGACCTCGAAGCTGACACCATCGAAGGAATCAATCCCGAAGAGAAAGGAATCCAAGAGGCTTCGCAGCAGAGAGCACAAGGCAGAACCTGGCCTTCCCTGGCGGAACGAGTTTCACGTTACCTGGCCACCCCGACCTTCTCTTTTTACAACCTTGGCGAATATATGGTGGCCCAAGATTTGGGTTACAAAGAAATGCGCAGGGTTGCAAAACAAGATAAGAAAGTCTGCGTAGACTGCAAGAACTACGGCGAACAAGGTTGGGCCCCTATCGGCGAGCTTCCCATGCCTGGCAAAGGTTGTCGCTGCTATGACCGGTGCCGATGTTACATCGAATACCGTTAGGGTAAAACTCGTTACTCTAACTAGGTGACAAAACAAGTCCTAGAGTAAACTAACCTAAACATTTGAAGTCCATTTTCTGAGGATAAAAACATGGCTACTAATGCCGGACCCATTTACGGAAAACAGTATATCCGTTACGCCGAGACCTGGGAAGCTGCTGTTGACAGCCAAGCTGGTACCCCCGGTGTTGTTGAAATCGGTGAACTGCGTGCTGTAAGCCCCGCCACCTGGACCAACAGCCCCTTCGTGGCTGCCGTTGGCACATATTTCACCGTTCAACCCACTGTGATTTGTGGTGTGAACCAGGCCTATATGCCTACAGCTCTGGCCCAACCTTACACCGCTCGTCAGCTGACCGTCGCTACCAGCGGCCTGCTGCTGATTGAAGTTGATCCCACTTCTGCTGCGATCGCTCTGAACAGCGCTCTGCAGATCAACGCCCTGGGTCAAGCTACTGCTGCTGGCACCCCTGTGACTCTGGACGCTACCGCCCCGACCGTTCGCGAGAACGTGAACATCGGCGGTCGTCGTCTGGTGCTCGTATCGTTCGCTTGATAAAAGCTAACTAACAGCAAGCTGGGCATCCTCCGGGTGTAAGTCCCAGCCCTGTGTATACACATTTGAAGTCAAAGATTTCGGAGATCTCCTCCCATGATGAACCTGCAACAAACCTACGCAGGTGTTGATCCTATTCTGACAACACTTGCCCAAGGTTTCATGCTCCCGGCGACCAATATCGCCAACTTTATTGCCCCCGTAGTTGACACCCCGACCCGTGCTGGTCGTATCCTGCGCTTCGGCAAGGAGCAGTTTGCCATTAACGACTTCCGTCGTGCTTATGGCACCAACATTCCTTACGTTCAAAGCCGTTACGACTCGGAGCCCTATGCTCTCGAGCAAGAAGTGGTGGCTTGGGAACTGCCGGAAGAAGTAATCGAGAACGCCGGCGAAGGCCCCGCTCAGGTTGACCTGCGTGCGATCGAAACTCGCAACGCAATGTCCCGCCTGATGAACGCCTATGAGTACACCGTGTCTCAGGCTGTTACCGTAACCGGTACCTATAACCCTTACGAGCCGAACACCGGTGCTGGCACCCAGGATGGTCTGGGCTTCACCAGCTGGAGCACCTTCTCTGCTGCTTACACCACCGCTGCTGGCCCTTCGGCTTGGTCCTCTCTGACCTCCAATCCGATCGAAGACGTTCTGACTCTGAAGCGCTCCGTCGCTAACCAGATCGGTATCCGTCCTAACTCGATGGTTGTTGGTACTGCTGTGTTTGACCAGCTGCTGACTAACCAGGCGATCCTTGAGCGTATCAAGTACACCACCGCCGACAGCATCGACACCGACATGCTGGCCCGTTACTTCGGTCTCGAGCGCGGTCTGCGTGTGGCTGAGGGTCGTTATCTGGCTACCGACGGTCAGCTGATGCCTGTGTTCCCCGAGAACGGTATCCTGCTGTTCTACAGCCCGAATGGTCCTTCTGATTCCGTGATGCCTGCTGGTGGCGCTAACGCTGCTACCCCTGCCTTCGCTTACACCTACCAGCTGACCGGCACTCCTGCCGTTCGTCCTGAGTACTACATTCGTGAGCGTCGCGTGGTCCGCGCTGAAATCACCGTTGAGCGTGTGGTTAACCTCGTGGGTCTGGGTGCTACTGGTCTTATCGGTTCTGGCGCGATGATCACCGACATCCTGTCCTGATACAGGAATACTAAGGAGGTGTTATCATGGCCATTCTTCGCCCATTAACAAAGGCGCAGTACGAAGTTTCCTTCACTGCCCTTGGCGGACCGACTTTCACAGCGGTCTTTACACAATTTAGTGGAATCAATGATTCCTCGGATAGCAGCACCTACGCTAATGGCACAGGCAACCGTCTGTACCACGTTGTTGGCCCGCGGACCGCAGATAATGTTACATTAACTGCTCCGTACGATCCCACAATTTTCAAGGCTCTTGAACAGTTCTGGCTCGATTACAACTGTAATCCTATCACTATTACCGTCACCCCACGTGATTGTATTGGTGAAGGCGCTGCCCCTGGCGGCGGTCAGTACATCTGCTACGAGTGTCAGTTTGTGAGCATCACCACCGCTGATGTTGATCGCGAAAGCGGCGACGTACAGACTGTGGAGGTTGAGTTTACATTAAATTATTGGGAAAGAACCTAATTTACTGGGAACTAATCCTGACTATAATGCCTTCAGAAATGAGGGCATTTTTTATGGAATTACACCACATCGTTCCACGCTGTGAAGGGGGGCCAGACACAAGGGATAATATAATTATTTTATCTCCCGTCGCTCACGCCATCATCTCTGTGTACCAATCAGAGTTCTATCGGCGACCTTGTATCCACCGAAGGCAAGTAAAACATCTGCCTCCTGAGTTAAAAGAACTCGGGGAAAAGTGGGTTAGTGAAAATGCCAAGAGAGCAAACGCCTCCAGAAAAAACACGAAGCGGTCGGACGAGTGTCGTGCTAAAATGAGGGCTGCGGCGCTCAGGCCTCAGGCACAACCCGCCCACAAAAAAGCAGCCCAATCCCGAGCCGTCTCAGAAACCAACGCCAAAAAACAACCATGCCCCCAATGCGGCCTCCTTATGAATGTCGGCAACCTCACAAAACACCTCAAGGGCACCCGCTGTAAAGGCAAACAGCAATAGGGTAAAACCAGAGTAACGTGGGATAGTTATCAGTCGTATGGCAAAAACGACATTTTCGAGTGGGGTTATCGTTACTAGCCAATGGCTAAACGGCGCCCAACAAATCTATTTCGATGGCCAAGACCTCGACTGGCACTATCCGCCTCTCGGACTAAACTCGCTCGTGCGCACAGGCCCGAACGGGTTAGACTCGGCCTACGTTACTCTTACAACCGACCAACCTGAGCTAAACACCAGTGGTCTTTACGTCAGTGGCACCCCGATTGCTGGCAACAAGGTTGTTACCGGAATGTGGAATTTCGGTTACGATCCCCTCCAAGTTGGCAACCCTGCCAATGTTCGTAATAACGCCCCGAAAAGCTATACAACGAACGATAAGTATAACTATGCCGGTGGTGCTCCCACTCCCACGGTGCCTCAAAAATTTAATGCACTGGATGATGCAGATATTGTAACGAAAGAAGTGCTTGAGCAGTGGGTGACTTACCTGTTCGAGACCCTGGAAATTGATAACGGCGTATACTACTCGGATTCCGACCCCACTTGCCAGAACTACAGCGTGGGCACCGGAAACTCCGACGTTATTTGCACCCCCTGAGGAGGTTAGAAAATGGCACGTTATGCGCCGCTGCCCTCCGTATCTCTTGACCCCCGTAATGAAGCCGAGCTTGTACAGGCAGCGTCACAAAGGGTTTATCAAGCGTCGGGGCAAACTTTAAATGATTTCTCTGCCGGCAACCCCCTTGCAGCGTTACTTGAGGGGCAAGCTTTTGCACAAGGGGAGTTCCTATTCTGGGCAAATCAGCTACCGCAATCCATTCTGATTGAGTGGCTTGGGCCTTTCCTCGGTGCGATGCGACGCCTCGGAACCCCTGCGGTTGCCCGTTTGACCCTGACAGTACCGCCTTCTGATACTGTTACGGTGATACCTGCGGGTACAGCGTTCACCACCGACACTAACCTGACAGCAGGCGAGTCCTACACTTTCGTCACTGACGCGGAAGTATCTATTCCTGCCGGGGAATCGGTTGCTTATGTAACCGTTGCCTCTCAGTATGTAGGGTCGATTTACAATGCACCAGCTGGCGCCATCACTGGAACGTCGGCCGTCAACGTAGATGGCTTGACATCGATAAATTTGCAGCCAGCTGCGGGCGGTAGCGATGTTGAAACATACCAAGAAGTTCAAGAGCGATTTTTTACGCTTATTCGTCGCCGTAACCCTGTCAGCGCAGAGGATTGGCAGGATTTCTTCACTGATTTTTACGGGGTTGGCACGCAAACTTCCGTCCAACCAAATCGCCCTAATCAGGGTACCTATAACTATGTGACTGATTACTTGAAGCCTAACGGCCAAGTATCATTCTTTGTGCTTGGTCCCGACGGTACGGAGCTGAATCAGTCTCAGTTGGAGCGGGGCCAGAACGTTGTAAACTACTCCGTTCCGGTTGAGAATCAAGGGCATCTCTACCCCATCACTCTTAGCCAGGTCCAGTATAACCTGTCGGTGGAGGTAGATGCCAATGGTTCTTTTGGAGTCAACCTTAAAGACTCTTCTCTCAACTTCCGCGACCGTTTGTTTGAGATTTTGCGTCCCGGTAACGTGTTTCCCTCTACGGTAAACCCCACAGTCAGTGACGT